CATGCTTCTTATGTATACTTTTATATAAACAAATTTTGTTTACCAGAAATGAATGAGATATTTGGAATAAATAAATTAATTGCATTTGTCGAAGAGGCTAATAAAGAAGACACAGATAAAGTATCAATAGCTCAATTTGGGTCTGTATTTGGTATGACAACACTATTAAAGATGTTTGGAGAAAGGAAAAATGAAGTTGAACAAGTTATATTGAAAAAGGTTTCAGAGGGGGTTGATGAAAAGAAAATGAAAGATGTCAAAATGCATTTTTCTAAGAGGAAAACTGTGTTGTTCACTTCAAATATTTTGTTTGAGAAAGCATTTCAACATCAGATTGGGAAAGATCAAAAGAAGGAAAAAATAATTAATGGAATATCAGAGATGAAAATATTAACTAAAGAGATGTATTCAGATGGTATTAGCTTAAGTGACAAAACAGAAAAAGAAACAAAAATAAGGGAAATAATGAATACAATACAATCTGAGGGGAAGAATCCAATTTTTAAGTCTAAATTAGATTATGCAGATACATTTTCAGATATTGATGAGGATATTAAGGAAATGAATATTAATATGCTCAAACCTAATTTCGAAGATCTATCTGATGCTTATTTGGGAGTTAATGAATCATTAAACAATTTAGCCAATGATAGTTTGAAAATTTCTCAAGATCTGCTAGATAAAGTATTTGAAGAGAAAGGTGCTTCTATGACTTATTCTTATTATTTACTTTTAGAAACAATAAAAGGAAATATGTGTAAACCAGATAGGAAGTATTTAGATAATAAATCTTTTTATTTTTAGATGCCCACATACAAATGTCTATACAGTTGCAACTCCTTCTCCAAGACCTGGTATTTCAGGAACTTTCTTGTATTTTGGCAAAGTTCACAAAAAATACGAAAATGAATTAAAGGTGCCCTGGGTATTCGAAATAAAATACATAACAGTTGGAGATTATTGTTATTGGTATTCTAATAAAACTAGTAAGCTTCCTTGGGTAACTACACAGAATTGTTTAAAGATGAAATGGGGAAGTATATATGTAGCAGCATATAGCTTAGAACTTGAAAGCAATTTGTATACCAAAAACTTATTCTGGTCAATATTTTGGAACTTTGGTAGAGGTATGAAGTGGATGTTAGACCTTATATACTTGCTATATAAAACAACATATCAATTTGCAAGTTTTGGGAAAAGTAAAATAGCAGAAGAAATTGGATCCTATAAAGGTAATGATGTTAGGATATCAACTATGGGTTTTTATTTATCAAAAGGATTTAAACAATTTACAATAGAACAGTATGCTAGTAGTCTAAAGAAATTTAACCAAATGAATTATACTGTAGATCCTGTATTTCATAGCAATATCACCGGTTGGAAGATGATATTACTCGAAACTTATTTAAAATCTATATTCCCCAAAGTCGACGATGCAGATCCTATACAAATTGAACATACTTTTATAGATAGAGAGGTCAAAATGGCAGACGAATATGATTCTAGTCCATTTAATAGGGAAAATATCCCAATAGATGAACAAGGAAATTTTCATAGCTTTATGGTTGAAAAATTATTTCCAAATGGTTTTGAAAATGACTGGTCTCACATATCTTATTATGGCCCTGCACTAGAGAAAATTGGGAAGATCTTAGCATTATCGGCAAAGGAGAATTTCTCATTTACAAAACTTCGAGAAATGATTGTTAAACCAGTTTTAAATACAGGGAAAAATTCATCAGTAAAAGTTCCAACAAAACTATTTGCAAAAAAAGTAAAAGGAAAGGATGCAAAGGCAGTTATGGAAATAGAAGAGATTTGGCTTAAACAGGATAACCAGAGGCATAGAATGTACCATAATAAAAGCTCAAAAAAGAGTGGTATTGAGCCTATACCTGGGATACAATCTGAAAAACTGGATATCGCACTACATAAAAACTATCAAATAATGAAAAATATTCTATTAAACAAGGGTGATAAAATGGAACACCAAGATGTTGTAGAAGAAGTATTTAATACTTTAAGAAAACATATTACTAATATAGAAGAATTATTTTTAACTGATAATCAAATAGGGTTAGGTATTAGTTCTGTATTTGATATTTTAATACAAGGTAGAGTTTGTATTATTGAAATGCATCTAAAAGAAGAAACTAAATATGGGAAAAGAGTCTTTTTTATTCAAATGCTGGCAAACAAAACTACAAATCAAATAGTAGATAGTTTCTATTTAAATTTACTTGAATGTGAAGCAAATGATGTTGATATAATACACAAGAGTGGCAACAAAAAGATCCTTGCGTTACAGGAGAAAAATGAAAACTTCCCTATGAAGAAGAATTCTCT